CTTGGCTTGAGCAATCGTTTGGCTGGAATCCTTTTCTCAATGACGTCAGTGATGCCGTCAAAGCGTATAGGAGACTTACTAAGCCCGTACACACTTATCGTGTGTCGGCTAGTGCCAAGAAGCGTTACGATAACACGAAAGCAGTTAGTAGTATATACTATCCTGGCTTTCAAGCACAGTATTTAAATGGAAACTTTTACTTTACTGTGGCGTCTGGTTTGTACGAGACGCATACCGTTCGCTATCGTGGTGCCATACGTGCTAAAGTGAAAGCCCCTCCGTGGCAGAATGATGATCTCTTTGGATTTAATCCTCAGAACTTCGTTCCCGCCGCATGGGAATTATTCCCGTGGAGCTTTCTCGCGGACTATTTCACCAATATTGGTGATATCCTTAATGCATCTATAACTTCGACTGACGACATCGACTGGGTCAATAAAACTGTTATTGTTGAAGTCGCTAAACACGGCTTCTTCAAGCAGGTTAATGGCACAGCCCCTGGCGCTGGTTGGAGTCTATATGCAAAAGGTAATAGTTCAGGTTTTCATAATGCAAAGAAGAAGTACGTTACTAGATCTGCTGGTGTTGGGATAGGTCTTCCAACCTTGCAGTTCAATTTTGATTTAGCTCCGGGTCAGCTTGCAAATATTGACGCGTTGCTATCTCAAGCTAGCGCACTTCATCCGCAACAACACCCTCGGAACTGGCATCGTTAATTCGATACAGTCCCTTTAGGAGTAATCATGACATTTGCACTTACTTCCCCCATTGCGGGGCTTGCGCAGACTGGGCTCACTTCGCCCACCTATACGCATGTTAGTGACTCGGCTCCCGATATTACTGGGAAACAGGTTGCTGTCACGGCGTTGGGTGGAACGCAGACCGGTGTTACTGCGCATAGCATGTCTTCACCCTTTACTCTTACCTTCTTTCGGCCTAAGGTTTTCCGTTTTCTTGGAAAACCTAATCCTACGACAGGTTTGATTAAAGATGTCCCGCGCAACACGTTTAAGTTGATCACCCGAAAGGGTGTAACACCGTTAGCCGGGCAGCCGTTTTCCAATATGCAGATTACTACTATTATTGATCTGCCTGCTGGATCGGATACTGCCGACGCGCCTAACGTACGTGCTGCGTTATCTGCTCATTTCGGGGCTCTTAGTCAGCAGTCAGCTGGGGTTGGCGACACTGCCGTTTCTGGCATTGTTTAGCCAACTCTTCTGCTCTTTCTAGGAGCTTAATTTGAACAGTGGGATTGGAGACATACATGCGTGATTACGCTGTTGAGCTTCCATTCTGCCTTGATCATGATCTGTTGATGTCCGGTTGGAATCGGGCGATTAGCCCGTACCCAAATATGTCGCCTAAGCAAAAAGCTATGC